TGTATATCCAGCGGTAGTGCTATGGAGTATCTCAATAAGGTAATCACTACCTGATGCTGTGGCAGTTATTGTGACACTGGCACTGCCAGCTTGGTCACTCTTAGCCTCGTAGGTTAGCGTATAAAGGCTATTATCGTAATCTGTACCTAAGTCAGTACGCTTCCACGCTACGCGGTCGCCAGCAGTGAACTCGTAAGGTTCTGTAGTTGCATAGTTGTCAGAATCAAATAAATTAGCCATTGCCTCTATGTAACTTGCGCTTTTTCATTTTGTCAAGTGTTTTTTACCACCTTTTAGCAAATCCCCCTGTTTTTTTCTTCATTCGACCTCTTTTTGGTTTAACCTGCGCTATAAGTGCTGATTCTTGTTGCCTTATTTCAATATTAATAGGCTCTATCTCTGGCTCTGCCTCTGCCTCGCCATTTATCTTCTTACTGATCCTCTTCATGTTGGCGTTAAGCATCCTAAAGGCTGCCAAAGCGTAAACCCTTAAATCTAAGGGTTCATTGCGCACTCTAGTTTTCTTCCATTCCATCCTAGCAACCCCCTTAACAAACTTCCTGACTTTCTTCTCTGAGCATAGCCCCATAAAGTAGTTCTTGTCATAGCTCATTGGGAAATGGCAATACCCAGCACCGAACTCATCAATCTTTAGTCGGGAAAAAATTAAATCTTTAGCAGCATCTACACCTAGTGGATATAGCGCTATTCTCCCCTTGTTGGTTTTAGTCGGTTTGCCAACCAGCGGCTTTCCTGCTTGAGACTGACCTTTAATAGCAAATCTATTAGTATGTTTTCGGGTGTAGTCATACACGGCTTGCGTATGGTGTCCTCCACTATCTACACATACAGCCGCTACTGACAAACTAACGCCTGCTGGGTGGTTAAATCTACGAGCTAATATATCGTCAAGTGCATCCCAAGTAGTAGCAAGCCCTGGATCACCTGGCACTACATGATACCCAAGTGACCAAGTTTCCTCATTCAATCCTGTACCGAGTAATTCCAGCTCTAATCGGTCTCCTTGTACATCTACGCCACCTGTAATTACTAATACCCCCTCTGGGAGTGGGTCAAACTCGTACTCTTCTCGCTTGGTATAAACATATTCGTATTCCACACCGTCCCCCTCGTCTTCTTCCCAAGTTTCACCAAGGGCTGTATTGATCCACACCTGTAGAGTATCTTTGTTCTTCTTAGCAAAGAGAAAGTCTACTGCCATATCCCCCCAACTACGCCAAGGAGAGTAAAGTTCGGACAAGTGAAACCCCGCAACCTTGCCCGCTTTGCCCGTTCTCTCCCAAAACCCGTGCCTTAGCATAACGGACTTTGCAGAATGCTCTATAACACCTCCGCACTCATCGCAAACATAATAAGCATCTTCTGGTTTATCTTTGTCCCACTTTATATTACCCCATTTTAGTTGCTGCGGCTCGTTGCAGTGGGGGCAGTGTACCTTGAACACTCTTTTGTCAGAGTCCTCATAAGCGGTCTCTATTCGTGAAGCACCTTTAACTGTAGGAGTTGATACCATTAAGATTTTACGGTTATGGAATGTGGTTGTACGCTTAGTTCCCAACATAACAGGATCGCCCTCTGTTCCTGCTGAAATGGGAAACCTATCAACCTCATCAAAAATACATAATCTTACAGGTCGAGAAGCAAGGGATGCGGGGCTATTACTTCCTGCCATTGTGATGTGACCACCTGGGAACTGCTTTTTCAGTATAGTGTTGCCTGAATCCCTAGATTTGCTATCCATAATCAACCCACTTAAAACAGGAGTATCTCTGACCATAGGGGCAAGCCTATCTCGGCTGAAAGTCTGAGCCATATCAAGAGTAGGTTGGATTACCAGCATTGGCGAGGGGTCTTGATGAACATAGTACCCTATCATATTTAAAGTAATAGCGGTCTTGCCAATCTGGGCAGAGGACATAATTACAACCGTCTCTACCGTCTTGTCACTTACTGCATCCATCATACCCCTTTGGTACTCCGCTCTGGAAGTTCGCCAGATGCCAGGCTCAGAACTTGCCTCTGGGGATAAGTGCATATGTGAATCAGCCCACTCACTAACATCTAATCGGGCTGGTGGCTTTAACGCCCCCATTACCCGCGCTCTAATAGTTGTTAAAACCTCTTTGTAGCTCTTGACCTCCTCTTGGCTATCGCTCATCTTTTGATAGCTCCTCTAAACTCTCCCTCACATAAGAGTCCACCAGCTCCTCCATCTCTGTGTAGTTGGTGATCCCTAGTCCTGTTGAAGCCACCTTTTTGCCGAGTCCTAGTATTTTAGCCTTCATCGCCATTACCATACTCAACCACTCAGTCTTAACACTATCAGCAGCAATTAAGCTACCTACTTTTTCCTCCTCCTTAATGGACTCAATGTTAGCTTTATGGTGGACGAGCCTTGTCTGCTCTTCTTGTAGATCTTGACCGCCAACTGTGGCTTGTCTTTTAACTGCCGCATCCCGCAAGAAATTAATGTATTGCTCTCTGGCGGTATCAACCTCACAACCTCTAGCAATTACCCCCATATTCTGGAGATCGCTAACCCTAGATGAGGTTAGAAAAAGGTGAACTGCTATTGTTTTTT